CCGGTGGCTCCTGGGGATACTTTCGACAATGGCGCGGGCGTGACAGGAGTTGTCGTGGCTCGCATCGGCGCAACAAGTTTCACCTACCGTGAAACGGGGGGCACGGGCGTCTTCGCAGCAGGACAGACCTTGAGCAATGGCGTGTGGTCCGTGACTATCGCGGCAAACGGAGTACCCGCGTGGATTTCTTCCGGTGATGACTCCGCCACGGAGTATGCAATAGAATTGGGCACTGTTGGTGGCGATCACGTACACAGAATTGAATCAAAGCCTGTCCCAGTGGGCTTGGCGTCTGCGGGCGGTGAATCAACTGTATCCATCGACTCCTTGAGCCATCATAATGTGATTTACCAGAACTACGATTCGAGCAATTCGGACCTGATCCTGATCGAGGCGGCAAGCTTCGCTTCTGTGGGCTCATCGAACGTAGCAACTGGCATGACTGTCACGGAGTCGAACTAATGGGCACGCGCGTACGAATCCAGCGGAAGGATCCGTTCATCTGCACTGGCGACCTGCGCGAGCAGATCGTGCTGGAATACGGTGCGGAGGCTTCCGTTGGTGGTAATGTTGAGCGGACATGGGCCACGCTCGATACTGTGTGGTCCATGATGGTTCCGATCCCGACCGAGGCCACCGAAATGTATCAGGTGAAGCTTGGCTTCCCGGTCTCGCACAAGTTCTACATCCGCTATCGCTCGGACGTCACAGTGCATAATCGCGTCAAGTATGGCACCCGCTACTTCGATATTCGTGCGGTCACGAACCTCGGCAACAATGACACGTGGCTTGAGCTGATTACGGAGGAGAGGGAATGATCCGCATATCGGTCATCACACCGGACTGGCTCCGCCACGGATCGTCTAACATCAAGACCGCCCTAGCTGTCGAAGTTGGCCGCATCGCAAAGGATGCCCGCGACTTCATGCGCCGCGAGATGAAGAAGCCCAAGAACGGCATGCGCTACCCACGCAAGGGCGGTCAGGCGCACGTGGCCTCGGCCCCTGGCGAGTTTCCAGCGGTAGACTCTGGCACGCTATACAAGGCAATTGAGTTCAAGCATCGACAACAGACTGCCGAGATTGGCGCACTTGCTGGGCCGCATTATGCGACCTATCTGGAGGGCGGAACCAAGCGCATGCTGCCACGTCCATATGTGGCACCAACGCAATCCCGATATGAGAGGCTTGGACCACCGCGCCTGTTCCGTGCAGTCATGCGCGCGCTCGGACGCATCCGTGTGTCAGGTGCCAATATTCCACCGGGAGCGGATACCAGTCCGACCGGTGGCGAAACTTTCTTGAGGAGTCAGAACCGTGGCTAGTCGTGAAGCAGCCCTTGTGGCATTAGAGACACTGTTGAAGACCATCAAGACCGCGAACGGCTACGCGCTGGACGTGAACTATGTCACTCGCCAGTTCAATAGCTATGACCAGCTCTCCGCTGGGCAGTTCCCTGCGCTGCTGATCGAGGATGATGGTCCGGAGGACATCCAGTGGGTAACCGGTGGTGGCGCTGACGTGTACTTTGAAACGCGGATCATCGGCTATGTGAACACGGCCACGACCCTCGCTACTGCAATCAATGCGCTCGATGTGGAACTTAAAAAAGCCCTATATTCAGACGAGACTTTTTCAGGTACAATAATGCATTGCACCATTCTTCCACTGCTTGAGCGCAGCGGGTCGGCGCTTAACCCATATGGGTACTTTATTCGCCCTGTCCGCATCGGATACCGTGGCGAATCGTCAGCAGGGCTATAGGAGGCTGAGAAATGGCTAGCAAACAACCGAACATGCCGCAGGAGAAACCTGCAGAGCATCCAACCAAAACTGATCGGCGCGGAACGAAGCCGGAGAAAGGAGAATAAGCGATGGCTACAATTTTCGACCGGCTCGTACTTGCTAAGATCGAATCAACCAAGGGTACTGACCCGACCCCTGCTCCAGCCACGGACGCCGTGCGCGTGCGCAGTGTCACTGTTTCCAAGGCGCAGGACAATCTGGATCGTGCCGTGGTCAAGCAGAGCATGGGCATGCTCCCGCATCTGGTTGGCAAGGAATCCATGACCTGTACTCTTGAGGTGGAGCTTCGTGGCTCTGGTGCTGCGGGCACTGCTCCCGAGTGGGGGCCGTTGCTGCAGGCATGCCGCACGACCGAGACCATCGTACCTGCCACGTCCGTGACATATGCGCCGTCCACCGGAACCGAAAAGAGCTGCACCATCTACGTGTACAAGGATGGCTTGCTGTGGAAGTTCATCGGTGCTGTTGGCACTGTATCTATCAGCAACGACATTGGCCAGATCGGCATCGCTACCTTCACCATGTCGGCCCCGTATCTGGCTCCGACTGCCGTGGCCGATCCTGCTGGTGCCGTGTACGACAACGTGCAGCCGATTGTCACCAGCTCCAGTACCGTCATCAACGATGGCGCTTCAATCAAGGTCAGCACTTGGGCGCTTGATCTGGCTGGCGACGTGCAGGAACACTACGTGACTGGTGACCACCAGTTCGTGGTTGCGGATCGACCTGCTGCGACCTGCACCTTCACCAAGGATTCCGTGGCGACTGCTGCGGAATGGACTGCTCTGTCCAGCGGCACGGACGCCGCACTGTCCTTCACGCTGGGTGCAACGGCGGGCAACATCTGCACCATCACGGCCCCGGTAGCCCGTCGCGATTCCGTGGCATACGGAGAGCGGGCCGAGCGTGACACTCTGGACGTGGCCTACCGGCTGTATGAGTCCACCACTGACGATGCTTTCAGCATCGCACTGACCTAAAAAGGAGAGCTAATGAAACTGCTTCGCAACCAGGTTGAAACCGTAACCGAGGACAACGTCACTGTTGGCGTGAAAGTCATTGATACCGTGACACAGGCACGGCTCATCGACTACTCCCAGCGACCGGGGGTTGAGGGCTTCGCCCGCTACATGCAAGTGCTGTTCCGCGACTGCCTCGACAACGTGATCGTAGATGGCGAGGAGTTCGATCCGAGAGACTTGGCCGCACATGCGGACCTGTCGGACGATGCCACGTTTAAGACGATCAAGAAGATCGATGCACTTGCGGTGAAGGTGCTGTTCCTACAGGACGACGAAGCAAAAAAGTCCGCCTAGCTGCCCATCGCTGGCTTGATGGGCGCGGATGCCACAACTGCCCGGTGGCCAGTGATGCACCGGGTGTGTGCCATGAGTTGCGGGAGTGGGTCGAGGCCAAGTACACGGACGGACCAACGGAGTGCCCGAGCCTGCTGGTGAATGAGCTATCCGGGGTGTTCCGGGCATATAGCTGGCACAAGAGTGGGCATCTCCCGCACTCTGGCGGCTACGCGGAGCAGCCGCACAAGCTCATGGAGATGCTGTACATCATTGACGATGTGATTGAACAAAGGAGGCCGAAGCGGTGACAGACAACGTCAAGTTTATCATCGAAGCTGATGGCCGACGGGCAGAGGCCACGCTTGACGGGTTGGCGGCCAGCATTGATAAAGCCACCTCCAGCACAAAGAAACTGAACAGTGCGCAGGATTCATCCGCAAACAAGGCCAAGGTAGCCGGAAATGAGTTCACAACGGCGGCCAGCAAGGCTACATCAGGGTTTTCCGCCGCTGCAAAGACTATTGCCGCTGTTGGTGGTGCTATTGGCGCATTGAAGCTTGCAGAAAAGCTTGTCGAAGTCGCCCGGTCGTTCGATGTTATCAATGCCTCACTTGTAACGGTCACTGGAACACAAGCCGCCGCTGACAAAGCCTTCGCACAGATTCAACAGTTTGCGGCTACTACCCCGTTTGCACTAGAGCAGGTATCCAATGCGTTCGTGAAGCTCAAGGCTCTGGGTCTTGACCCGTCCGAGCGTGCCTTGCAGTCCTACGGCAATACTGCATCTGCAATGGGTAAAGACCTCAACCAGATGATTGAGGCCGTTGCCGATGCTTCTACGGGCGAGTTCGAGCGCCTGAAAGAGTTCGGTATCAAGGCTTCGCAGCAGGGGGACAAGGTCAGCTTCACTTTCCGTGGTGTGACAACTACGGTTGCCAAGGAAAGCGGTGCGATCCAGGAATACCTCCTCAACATCGGTGAGACAGATTTTGCCGGCGCAATGGAGCGTCGTGCTGCCTCGCTAGATGGCGCACTATCCAACCTCGGAGACTCTTGGGACAACCTGTTCCTGACGATTTCCAAGGCCGGTGTTGGCAAGCTAATGGCCGAAGGTGCACGGGATGCTAGCACCGTGCTAGCAGAGCTGGCCCAGTGGATTCAAGACAATACGGTGTTATTTGGGCAGTTTGCCGATGGGGTGGCCAATGCTGCGCGGGGCATTGCTCTTCCGTTTCAGGTTGTCGGAGATGCTCTTGGCGGAGTAGCTGCGCAGCTATCCTTCATCTCAGAGGGAGAGTTCGCGAAGGCGCGGGATGCAGGAAACGAAGCCTTAACCAGTATCAAGCAACGCTTGGATGATGTGACTGATCCACAGACCGCAACGAAATACGCGGACATGGCCAAGCGCATCATTGAAGAAAACAAGAAGATGGCCGCCAGTGCGCAAGAGACAACCACCGGAGTAGCTGCTCCAGAAGCAAAGCAGCCAGAAGTATCTGCAAAAGCCAAGGAAACGGCAGACAGAGAACTCAAAATCCAGGAGCAGAAGTACGCGGCCCTGACAAGCTTGGCAGACACTTTCTACTCCAGCGACCAGCAGAAGGCGGACATGGCCTATGCGGAGAAATCCGCGAAGCTGAACGAGCAGTATCAGGCGCTGTATGTCAGCAGCTAGAGAAAGACCACTTGGCGGCCCTCGCGGCCATCGATGCAGAATATGAGTACAACACGATTCAGATTGCGCAGGCGCAGGCTGACCAGATCGATGCTATGGATGAAGAGCGCCGACAGTTGCGCTTGCAGAATCTGCGTGACTACTACCAGAGTTCACTTGATCTGCAGAACAGCTTTGCATCCGCACTTTCTGCAGATCAGCAGACTAATCTGGACAACCTGACCCAGCAGCTCATCTCCTTCTCAAAGACGATGCAGAGCATCGACAAAACCACGTGGGAAGGTAGGGCAGAAGTCACACGCGGGGCCCTTACAGCGCTTTCCGGGCTCATGGATAGCCACAATCGCAAGGCATTCGAGGCCGGAAAAGCAGCAGCCATTGCCAACTCGGTAGTAGCAACGATCCAAGGTGCTACGCAGGCATTTCGTGATGTGCCTTTCCCGTTCAACTTCGTGGCCTCCGCTGCTATTGTTGCGGCAGGCTTTGCCAATGTGCAAAAGATTGCCTCCACGCCATTTGGCGGTGGAGGTGGTGCAGCGGCAGCCGCTGGGGGCAACGTATCCCCTGGCGCGGTCGGTGCTGCACCCACCCCGACTCCGGTGAGCATTGCACCACCGCAGCCGACACTTGCACAGCAGGCAGCGGGAACCACTGTTAATGTGACAGTTACCGCTATGGACCCTGCCTCAGTGTCTGCTTCCGACCTACAGCGGATCGGGGACGCCTTGGCTCCGGTACTGGACAAGAACTTCCAGAACAATCAGCAGACGGCGGTCATTGTATGAGCAACCCGATCATCCTATACGACAATACCCTCCGCTATGGCAATGGCAACCAGCCAGTGCCTAGCTTTCAGGCGCTGTTCAACGACAACGAGACCATCGACTATGGTACAGGGCCGATCACTTCGACGCGCTCTAGCGTGGGCTATTACTTCGACCCGACGACCAAACTGCTGACTTCGGCAGCCGTGGATGAGCTGCGCTTCGAGCGCGATCCGATTGACGGCGTTGTGCGGGCGTTGATCGAGGAGACCCGAACGAACCTTGCGCTATATAGCCGGGATATGACGAACGCGGCATGGGTAAAAACAAGCTGTACTGCGGCACTTGATGCGGTGGGGCTAGATGGAACACCAAACTCT